ATTGAATGATACTGCTTTCAATATGAGAAATGAAATCACTAGCGATATTGCCGAAGATATGGCTAAAATAGAAGGTTCTGCTTTTGTTAGTGGAAATGGTGTTAATAAGCCACTTGGTTTATTATCCGCTTCTGGTGTCGGTGAAACTAACAGCGGTAGTGCATCTGCTTTAACTGGTGATTCTCTTTATGCAATTCAAGGTGAAATCCCGACAGGCTATAATTTAGCTTGGATGTTTAACCGCAAAACTCTTAATGCTCATATTAGAACATTAAAAGATACTTATGGTCAATATCTATTTGTTCCTAGCTTAGGAATTAGAGATGTGCCAAATACCGTTGCTGGTTTGCCTTATGTTTTGGCTAATGATATGCCAGATGTAGGTGCCGGAACTTTCCCAATCATTCTTGGTGATTATCGTAAATGTTATTACATTGTTGATAATGTTAACTTTGAAGTGATTGAGGATCCTTATACTCAAGCAACTAGCGGTAAAAGACGTTTTATTGTTTATAAGAGAACTGGCGGTCAAGTTGTTTTAACCGAAGGTTTAAGAAAACTTAAAATTGCATCATAATTTATAACACAAAGGAGAAAATAATATGGCTAGTAGAGACCTAAAAAATAATATTAAGATTGAAAATGGTCTTAATATCGCATCAATTACAACTAACACCACAACTGCTGGTGTTGAGGTTGACACACAAGGTTACGAATCAGTGACTATTGAAGTTATTACTGGTGCAAGAACCGATGGAACTGTAACCCCACTTCTACAAGAAAGTGATGTTTCAGGTTCTTATAGCGGATCTGTTGCCGATGAGGACTTAGTTGGATTAGAGGCTAATGCCGCTCTTTCAACTGCTAACTCTCGTGCAAGATTTGGTTATATTGGAACTAAAAGATATGTTAAGGTATCTTTAGTTTCAACAAGTGTAACCACTGGCTTAACTGCTGGCGCTTCTGTTATTCTTGGAAATCCAAAATCTGCACCAGTTGCATAAATTAATTAGAGGGGTGTAAAAGCCCCTCTTTTTATTAATTAAATTGTTTAATATGGAAATTAGAATTTTAAAAACTACCACAGCCTCAAAAGATAAAACTGGCACTCAATGTTTTGAGTATTTACAAGATGAGATTTATGATATTTATGACGAATTAGCCGAAGTATTTTTAAAAGAAGGTTGGGGTAAAAAAGCTATTGATAATTTAGAAAATAAAGCTATTGATAATTTAGAAAATAAACAATTTAAAACAAAAAAAATAAAATAAAATGCCGAGTAATTTTCAAAATACAAGAGAATTTGCAGAATTAACAATAGCAAATGGTGACACAACCTCCACTGCTTACGAACTCGGCGGAACTCATTTAATTGGTATATTAATACCTAGTGCTTTTACTGGAACTAAATTATTTATTGAAGGTTCGCTTGATGGCACTACTTTTTATCAATTATATGGATCAAGTTCAGGAGTTGCAAAAGAAATTAAAGTAGCGGTGGATAGATTTATTGAAGTTGAAACTAATTACGATAACCCTTTTAATTTTATTCGTTTAGTTTCAAATTCTGCCGAAGCAGGTGAAAGAAAAATACAAATTATATGCAATCCATAGTATTATTAACAGATGCCATAACCGAAGTTTTAACACTTGCCGAAATAAAAACATTTTTGCGAATTGATGGCACTGATTTTGATAATATTTTAACACCCTTTATCAAAGTATCTAGACAAATCGGCGAGAATATAACTGGCAGAGAATTTGTCGAAAAAGAATTTAAGTTATATCTTGATACATTCTCGCAATGCAACGGTATAGAAGTTAAAAAAAGTAAATTAAAATCAATCACATCAATACAATATTACGATATAGATAACACACTACAAACATTAAACTCTAATGATTATTATTTTACTGACGACCAGTATTACTCATCAATTTACATAAAAAAAGATAAACAATTCCCGAATACTTACGATCGTAAGCAAGCAGTTATAATTACATTTAAAGCCGATTACCCTAATAGACCAGAAGCTATCAAGCAAGCTTGTTTAAGTGTTTGTGCTTATCTTTATGAAAACTCAGGCGATTGTGTAATTGAAAACAACTCTCTTTTTAAGTCATTATTTTACCCTTACATTATACCACAAAAATTCTTTTTATGAAATGCCAATCAATAAAGAAAAATGTAAAGAAGATTTGCACTAGTGATTTTGATAAAAGAATTAAAATTCTAACTACTGCAATTATTGCAAACAATGCCCCTAATAGTTCGGCAACGGTTGGTTTTACAACAATAGCAACAGTTTGGGCGATGGTAAAAACAAACACAGCAAAAGAGTTTATAGATGGAGTTAATATTGAAAAAGGGATTAACACTGATTTTTATATTCGCTACAACTCATCAATACCGTTAGATAAGCAATTATGGATTGAGTATCAAAATATTTATTATAAAATTGTAAATACCGATAATATTGATATTGACGATAAAATTATTAGATTGAGAAGTATTGAAAAAGGCGATAAAACAATCAATGCTAATAAAAGATGATAAAAGTAAAAGAAGGTTCGCAAAATCAAAAAATATTAAAATTTCTTTACGAAATGCCAGTCGAACTAACAAAGGCAATTCGCCAAGGTTTCTATATATCAGGTAAAGAATTGGTTGCAGATCTAAATAAAGATATGAAAGCCCCTAAAAGTGGCAAAGGCTACAAGGTATATAAAGGAATTGGTGGCAGTAAATTAAAAAAACCTAAACTACACACAGCCTCGGCACCAAGCGAAACACCAGCTGTAATAACTGGTAAATTTAGAAAGTCAGTTGATTTTGCTGTTCGAGGCAATAGAGAATTAGAGTTTGGGGCAAATGAAAATGCACCAGAGTATGCTAAATTTTTAGAAGAGGGAACATCAAAAATGGAAGCAAGAGAGCCATTTAAAAAAACTGTTATGAAAAATAAAGATAAAATTAAAAGAAATATTGATATCAGATTAAAACAAGTGTTAGGGGGTAAAAAATGAAAGGTATTCAAGTTGTTAACAGGTTAAAAGATATTTTGCCAAAATATACAAATGATTTTTCAAGTATTATTAATGCCTCATCATTAACAAGGGCAGGTTCGATAATAACTTGCACAACGGCAACAAATCATAATTTATTAACTGGTGATTATGTAACTATTAAAGGTGCAAAAGAACCTATTGCATTAAGCACTATAACTTTTTCCAATGGTATTGCCACAGCAACAGCATTGACAGATCACAAATTAAGCGATCCGTCTTTATTCGCTCCACAAATCTTGCCAATTAACATTGAGATCTCGGGAGCGGTTGGATTTAATGGAACTTGGGAATTGGTAAGTGTGCCAAGTAAATTAATTTTTACATTTAAAGTAAGTGGCAACCCTGCTAATGTCAATGGCGGATACTTATTGCTTGACGATTATGACGGATATAATGGCTATAAACAAATAACTAAAATAACAGATACTTCGTTTAGCTATACAACAACTGGTGCAATGCAATCACCAGCACAAGGCGAAATAAAAGTAAGCACAGCAACAAGAATAGCACATTCTGCAACTCCACAAAGAATACAAGAGTTCTACACAGCGGGGCAGGGCGGAGTTTTACAAACTTGGCTTTATGTTGTTATGGGGCAAAACCAAGCTTATAGAAACGATACTGTTGTTGGTGACTCATCGACTGCAAAAAGAACAAATGAAGACTACTGGAACTCGGCACAGCAAAGTTTTAGTATTTATGTAGTTATACCAGCAACAGCATCAATTCTTGGTGGCGATATTGCCGATAATGCCAAAGCCTATTTAAAACCAATATTAAAAGCACTAGCTAATTATATTTTTGAAAGTGATTTAACTGATGAAGAGATGCAACCTTGCCAGTATGTAGGCGATGAAGCTGATGATTATATAACTGCTACTTATACACATAGATTTGATTTTGTAGTGCAAGGCTTTATTCAAGTTGGCGATACAACCGATTATGATTTAGGTGTGCCATTACAAAGGGTCGAAGGTGTATTTATAGAGCAAGGTTTAGATTATGATTTAAATACTAGATAAAATCATAGTTTATTGCCTTGCAAAAAATTAACAATAATAAACAATATAACTATATTAAAAATTATTTTGTTATGCAAATAAAATTAAACCAAAATTTAAAAACTCCGCAAGGACAATTGCTAAAAGATGCTATCATTGAAATTAATGATGAAAACGGAGTGCCAACAGATTTATTTTGGCGAAATAGATTAAAAGATTCTGCTATTGACAATTGTATTGAAGTTGTCAATCAAGTTATATTAACTAAAAAAAAAGGTAAATAATGGGACAATCATTTCCAAGAGGAACATCTAATATCAGATCAGCATTAACCGCAAAAGATGCAGGCGACCGCTCAATTCTTTTAGTTGGTTGTATGATAAGTGGCACTGCTTCTAGCGGTGAGCTTAAAGAAGGTATTTTAAGCAAAAAAGAATTTAATGATTTATTCGGTGCAAAATCACAAATTGCAAAAGCTGGTAGATCTTTAATTGATACTTTATCGGTTTCTAAAATTAAGCCAAAAGTTTCTGCAATTGGTTTAGCCGATAATGCTTCTGGTGTTGCCGCAACTGGCTCAATTGCTTTTTCAGGCACTGCTACCGAAGTAGGCACATTAACTATTTACATTGATTCAAAAATTAATGGTAAATACGAAATTGCTGTTGCTATCGGTGATACTGCAACCGTAATTGGCGGTAAATTAGAGACTGCAATTACTGCTAATACTTATTCGCCTGTAACCGCTGTAAATACTACTGGTTCAGTTGCATTAACTGCCGTAAATGATGGCACACAAGGTAATACAATATCTCTTGCTATTGATGGCTCTGTTGCTGGCATAACTGCAACAATAACTGCAATGTCAAGTGGTGCAACAAACCCTGTCTTGACTTCATTATTCGATCCGATTGTAGATAAGAGATTTACAACCATTGTTTATCCTGCCGAGTGGGACACTTCTACATTATCAACATTTACCGAGGCAAGATTTAATGTAGATAATAAAATTCTTGATGGACTTGGTGTATTTTGTAAGTTAGATACTTATGCTAATCTAAACACTTTTGTAGATGGATTAAACCAAAAAACACTTTGTGGTATTGCTAATAAACTAATCTCTGCAACAAAATTAAAAGGTGGAGCTATTATTGAAAGCCCACTTGTAATTGCATCAATTTTTGCTGGTATTAGAGAATTAAGATTGTCGGTTGGTGCGAATGTTTCAAGTTTCGCAACTAATGGCGAAACAATCGGTGGTAATTATTATGGTGGTGTTCCTTATGCTGGAACTCCTGTTTATAGCTTACCTATTATCGAAAGTGGCAATGATTTTAGCGATGTTGAAGCTGATGAGCTTGCAAATAGCGGTTTAACTCTATTAAGAAACAACCCTTCTAATACAAGCATCATTATTAACGAAGCAATGACTACTTATAAAACAGATGCGCAAGGTCAAGTAGATAAAACTTTCAAATATGTCAACTATTTTGATACATTGACTATTATTAGAGAATATGTATTTAACAATTTAAAAGCCGATTTAATTGGAAGACGATTGACAACTGGCGAATTGATAGCTGGGCGTGCTATGATAAATAAAGAAGGTTTTATTAACCTTATGAAAAAATATTATGGTGCATTATCGGGTTATAAAACTAACAATAATAACTATGTATTATTAAGAGCTGGTGATAGCGAATTAAAAGCTTTTGTTGATGCATTAGATCAATCAGTGGTTATAACCTTAATTGATGGCAAGATAACAGCAGAATCAATTGCTAATATCGTAACCCAAGTAAGAGAATTTATAGTTAATTTTACTCCAACATTTGAATAAATAAATTTATGGCAATATTACAACAAGGCAATTTAGTTATTAACGGAACACCGATAGCTTATGAAGGTAAAGTTAAAATTGAAGCTGGCTCTATTACAAGAAATGTTTTTAGCCAAGTTAATGGCTCAAAATTAATTACTAGTGATGTTTCGACTAATATTAGTATTATCAGTGTGCCAGTAAGAGCAACCCCTGAAAATATCGAATTATTTACAAGCTTTTATAATAATGGCGATAACAACACAATTTCGTTTAGAAATCAAAATTTTTCTGGCTGTGTAATGGAAAAATTACCGCAAATTGAAGATTTAGAAGTTGTTGAATATATGTTTAAAGGCGACCCTGCAATTTAGTTATGAAAGATAAAATTATTTTTGATTTACAAAACTCTATCAAAGTTCAATTTAAAGATGGTGATAAAAATTCTTTTATTGATTTAGATAAAATCTATTTATCGGCACCATCTTATAAAGATAAAGACAAAACCTTGTTGTTAAAAAAGAAGTTTATAGAAGCTATTTTTGGTATGACACAATCTTTGTCGAAACAACAAGCAAGCGAACAAATCGAAAATGAAAATGGTTTGGATGCCAAGGCTATCAAGGCTATTTTATATGCAAGCCCTAACTTTGACATTGTTAGCTATTTTAAATCTTTTGCAAACCTATTGTTAAATGTTGCTTTTAAAGATGAAGACATAAAACAACCTCTTACTGCTCTTGATATTGAAAAAATTAGTGATGAAGATTTTGAGGAGCTATTAGCTAAATATTTAGAGGTTTTTTTTATTGTTTCGTGGATGAAGACCTTAAAATAGGTGGCTTTACTCACAACAAGGTTTCAATCGAATCAATAATTTGTAATCTTGGATATTTTTATAAAGGCTCGGCTAGTTTCGAGTGGCTCGAATTACAGCCAATAACAAAAATATTAAGACTTCAAAAAGAAGCAGAAAAAATTAACAAACAACTAGAAAAAAATGTTTAAAATATCTTACATCTATGATTTAGTTGATAACATAACCCCTCAATTAAAAAAAATACAATCAAGTTTAGAAGCTACAAGAGATAAGACACAAGCGATAGCACGGTCAATGGCTAGTTCGCTAGATAAAGTAAAGAATAAACTAGATTTAATTGGCAAAAAAAGTATCAATTTTGGTAGAACACTCGCTCCATTATCGGTAGCAATGGGATTAGTGGCAACAAAGGCTTTCAAAAGTGCCGCAGAATTCGAAATGTTAAGAATAAGAATGAATGTATTAACTGGCAGTGTCGAAAAAGGAGGATTAGCTTTTCAAGAGGTTACTAAATATGCCGCTAAAACACCGTTCCAAATTGCCGATATTAGTAAATCTTTAAATATGTTAATGTCTACTGGTGGGATGCAATTCGAAGAAGCTATGAAGACAATTAAAGTTCTAGGCGATATTGCTTCAATATCTGGTGGTGAGATGAGCGGAATGGCATTGGCATTTTCGCAAACCGCGGCAACAACAAGATTATTAGGTCAAGACTTTAATCAATTTGTTAATAATAGTGTGCCTTTAATGAAAATATTAACAGATTACACAGGCAAAACAACGGCACAAATAATGGCAATGAAAGAAAAAGGTGAGTTAAGTTTTGATGTAGTTGCAAAAGCTATGGAAAGAGCCACACAAAAAGGCGGATTGTTTGAAAATGGAGCTGAAAAAATGTCTCAAACTTTATCAGGACTTGCAAGCACTTTAATTGATTCTGTCAATATTGCATTTGGCGAGCTAGGAACGGAAATGGCAAAAGCAATTGATCTATCAAGTAATATTACAAACATCACCGATGCTATTGAAAAACTTACAGATAAATTTAAATCTTTATCACCCGAAGCAAAAAGATTTATTACTTATGGAATTTTAATAGCTGCCATATTAGCACCAGTAGTGTTTATTTTAGGTTCTCTTGCTGGTGTTTTGGCATTAGCCACACTAGGTGTTATATTGTTTGGTAAAGCAATAACAAAGGTATTTACAGCAAACCCTTGGATACTTGGCTTGCAACTTGCTATTCTTACGATGTTTTTATTTAAAGACGAGTTAATAATAATTTATGATTTTTTAAAAGATAAATTTGCTAGTGCTTTTGATTATGTTGCCGAAAAACTAAAAATGGTAATGGGATTGATTAATCAATTTAGAGCCGATACTTCTATTGTTTTAGATTTTATTGGGCTTGATAAATTGTCGGAAATAGTAGCACCAAAAATGAACCAGCCAGCACAAATTAATAAACCACAACAATTAACAGCGGGCGGTCAATTAGATGTTAATATTAAAGGCTTGCCACAAGGTTCTAGTGCAGGTTTTACTCCTCGCCCTAACAACTTCTTACCAGTTGGTGTCAATTCAGTTTTTGCGGGGTTCTAATGACGATATTTAACACAGCAAGATTACCAGACGGACAGTTTAGAGATGCTTTTTTCTTTTATCAAGAATCAAGTGGTAGCGGTGGTAGAAAAACACAAACCCACGAATACCCGAACAAAACCGAAAGATATGTCGAGGATCTAGGTGGTCTTGAAAAAAAATTTACATTAAATGTTTTTACCGATGATAATGTAAGTTATAGTGAAAGAGATGCCTTAATTAAAGAATTAGACAAAGCAGGAGTTGGTACATTGGTTCATCCTTCTTTTGGCGATTTAGAAGTTGTCGTTGTTGGCTATACATTCGCCGAGAGTGTTAAAGAATTAGGTATTACTAAATTTACAATAAATTTTGAAGTAGCTTCTCAAAATGTTTTACCGACTAAAACAACTGCCACAAAAGGTCGTTTAGCACAATTAAAATCAGACATTCTTGGCGATAATGAAAAAGCTTTTGATGATGGTTGGCAGTCGGTAAAAAATGCCAAGGCAAAATTTGATTCAGGAGTTAAAACATTAAAAAGAACTGCAAACAAAATAAATAATATTGCTAAACAAATTCAAGGTGCTGGCGATAGCTTCGCCGATGCAATAACATCATTAAACCAAATTGTCAATAGTGCTAATAAACTAGTGCAAGCTCCATCAGTTTTGGCTTCAAACTTACGAACTTCTTTTGATAATCTAGGGGTTGCCTTTAAAAACTCAAAAGATTTATTCAATACAACTAAAAAACTATTCGGCTTTAATGAAAGCGATCAAGCTATTGTAGGCAATTCACAAATTCAAAAAGATATTAAAACAAATCAAGATCAATTAAATAATTTTGTCAATGTTGCCGTGCTCGCCATTGCCTACGATGCTTCGGTTAACATAGAATACAATAATTTACAAGAATTAAACCAAGTAATTGCCGATTTAGAAAATGGTTTTAATCAATTACCAGATACTATCGATAAAAATTTAAGAGATGCTTTACTACAAATGAAAATTGAAGCTACTAATATATTTTCTGAGTTAGCAATTAGCTTGCCCAATGTTGCTAGTTATAATGTTATTAATCCGATTAGCTTAAACAATCTTATTTTTAAATTATACGGCTCGCTAGAATTAAAAGAAACAATAAGATTGTTAAATAATTTTGGCGATACTTCGCAAATACAAGGCAACATAAAGATTTTAACAAATGTTTAATAACAATATTTATCTTGAAGTTGACGGGGTTAGATATGAGGGCTTTACAGATATTGCCGTCAATTCGGCAATGGAGAACTTCTCTTCTTCTTTTTCATTTACAACAACGGTAAAAGAAAACAAACAAGGCAAGATTATTAACGATATTAAGCTAGGTCAAAAAGCAAAGGTTTTTATTGATAAAATATTAATAGCAACTGGCTTTATTGAAGAGCTAGACAAAGAAGTTTCGCCAAGCTCGCATTCTAAAACGGCATCAGGGCGAGATGTTGGCGGTGATATAATTGACTCAGACATTATACAAAAATCTTATAATCAAAGAAATTTTGAAAGACTGGTTAATCTTGTTTTAAAAGATAATGGGTTCTCAATAGAAGTAATTAATAAAGTTGGTATCTTAAATTTAGAAGCAAAAGAAACGATAAAGACGGAGCAGGGGCAGTCTATTTTTGATTTTTTAGATAAGTATGCCAAAAAATTACAAGTATTGTTAAAAATGGATAAAAACGGCAATTTAAATATTATTCGTGAAGATAATGATGTTGTTAAAAATATGCTAATAAATAATTATACAGCCGATACAAACATTTTAGCATCAAGATTAAGATTATCTACAATAGACAGGTTTAATGTTATTGAAGTATATTCGCAAGGCAACAACAAAACTCACAGCAAACTAGGTATTTCACAAAAAGGCAAGGCAGTTGATCCACAAATTAGAACAACAAGAAGAAAAATATTGACAATGGATACTGCAAGCGAGAGTAAATCATTAAAAGCCCTAGCCGAGTGGAATATACAACTTAGAAGAGCCAAGGGTTCAAGATACACTTGCACTACTCTTGGCTTTTATTCTAGCAATAATACATTGTGGCAACCGAATACTCTTGTTGATATAATTGATTATGATATGGAAGTTCAGGGAACTTTTTTAATACAAGGAGTTACTTTTAATCAAAACTTACAAGGCTCATTTACTAATCTTGATATTGTAGAGCAAGGTTCTTTTAGTATAGGCAAAATAAACAATTTAGGCAATAGTTTTGCCGATGATTTAATTAAAATTTAATTAAAGTATTTTAATATTTTTTTTTCTGCCTGCATTTTTCTTTTTAACATCAATTTTTAGCTCCTCGCACATTTTTTTTATTGTTAAATAGCCGATTTTTAATTGCTTTGATGCTTGAGTTAATCCAACTTTATTAATTAATAATTGGAGGTTTTCTTTTGTAATATTTATCATAAATTTTTAATATTTTGTTTAGTAATATATTGTTTAATTGTTGTTAAAGTATTTATTTTTTTGTCTAGATTATTTTTAATAAGTTTTTCAAGTCCAGTATTGACATAAAAATTATAAATATTACAAGGTTTAGTCTGCCCTATTCTGTAAATTCTATGCAAGCTTTGTTCTTTGTCTTTATAGTCAAATGTTTGACTTAAATAAATAATATTGTTGCAAAATTGTAAATTATGCCCAAGGCTTCCGCTTCCATAAGTGCTCGCTAATATTCTTTCACCGTTTCTAAATTTTTCAATTCCAGTTTTATCCCTTCCAGAGTATTCGGCACAATTATATTTTTCTTTAAGATAATCAAGCTCATCAATATATTTTACATATATTATAACTTGTTGATCTTGCAAATTCTTTAATGTCTCTTCTAATTTTATTTGTTTTTCTGTGCAATTTAAAGAGTAATGATGCTGAAATTTTTGTGCCATTGCTAAAAAATCAATTACAACCTCGCAATTATTAATTGTTTGATTTTTAAAAATATTGTAATTTTCGTTTTCTAAATAATGTAACTTACAATCAATATCAATAAAATTTAAACCGCAATTTATGTCGAGTTCAGCATCAAAAATATATGGCTTAATAGTCTCTATTAAAGCTTCTTCATTGCAAGGCTTGTTAGATTTAGCATAACTTCGGTAGCCATCTTTTTTAAATATAAGAAAATTGTTGGCAAATTGTTTTTCGGTCATCTTTAAAATAGATGGATGTATGAAGTTAATTTGTGAGTATAAGTCAAGCAAGCTATTAGTAAGCGGAGTGCCGTTTAGTATCAATCTAAACTTAAATAAATGCCAATTAGATACAAGCCTTGCCGTTCTCTTGGCAATTAGGTTCTTAATAGTTATACTCTCATCAACAATACAAAAACTAGCTTTATTTGTTGCTAACGAAACAAGCTGTAAATACTTATTATCGCTACCTCCGATGCTTTCAATTGTAAAGTAATGTATTGGCTTTGTTAAGTTAAAACTCCATTTATCTATTTCGGCAATATAAGATTGTGATTTTATCAATGAAGCAGGTGCTATCCATATGATACAATCATAATCATCTTGTTTAGATATAGCCAAGTCCATTGCAACCTTTGTTTTGCCAGTTCCCATTGACATAAACAAAATGCCACCTTTAAGCTTGCTTAATTTTTCAAAAGCTCTTTTTTGATAATCAAAATTACTCACCAACCTCCCAAGATTTAGAAAATTCTTTATCTTTAAATAATGATGCCAAGCCAGTGATTTGCTTTAATCTTAAAAGTTCGTCGGCGGTCATCCCAACATGTTTAGCAATCCAAGCATCAGACTTACCCATTTCGACTAGCTCAGAAACTATATTACTCATTAGTTCAACACTATGACTACCTCTTGCTCTGTTATGCCTAATAGTCGATGCCATTCTTTCACCTTGTGGTTTATTAATAACCGAAACTGGTATTAAGCCATTTTCTCGTTCTCTTATTCTTTCACTTCTTAGCATTGTTGTATATCTATGATAGCCGTCAACTATTTCATATTTATCAATATCTGCTAAATAATAACAAACAATAGGCATTGTATAACCATCTTCCCAAATTGATAATTCTAATAATTTCATTTCAGGCGGTGCAACACTATTAGGATTGTATGCATTTGCTTGTATCTGCTCGATTGGAACAGCTATTACATTGTAGACAGGTGATTTATTCATAACTTCCCTCATTATTATGTTGTTCGTTGCCTTTAACAGGCGGATTAAATACTGATATTAAGATAGTATCTTTGATTGCTTCGAATTGATGCTTTTCGTGATTATTTAAAACATAAATTGTTTCTGGCAAAATATGGAATACTTCATTAGTTGTTAAATCGGTAACAATAGCCTCGCCTTCTATACAATAGCAAGCTTCAAGATGTTTTTTATAATGCCAAATTTGTTTTAAGCCTTTTGGTAAAATAGTTTTATGAAACGAAAAGCCCATTCCGTCTTTTTCTAAAAGCAATCTTTGTGATTTAAAGCCTTTATGCTGAAACTCAACATCTCGTTCAGTTCCAATAATTTGTGATATTTTTCTAATAAACATATTTTTATAAATTTTTATATTTTTCCATTATTTCCCTTTGTCTTTTGATTTGCTCTTGTGTTTGTCCAAGACCAAGATATTTACAAGTGTGATCATTCCGTAAAATAGTTATTGCAAATCGTTTCCAACTTGCGACAACACTTGGCGGACAAGATAAGCAATCAAGCTCATCAGGGAATCTTTGTATAACTACTCTTTGTTTTGTTTTAGATCCGTGCGGAGTTAAGCCATTAATTTTATGCGGTATATTATTCTGTTTTAACTCTTCAATAATCTCGTCATCAATGCCCCTTCCTTTTCTTGACCAAAATCTTAATGCCTGACAAAATCTTTGTTTATAATTATCTGCAACTGGTTTTGGCAATGAATTAAGTAAAAATTTAGTAAACGACCTCCAAGTATGATTATTTGGCAACTTAACCTTTTTCCAATCTAATTGACCGCCATAGGTTGCAATAAAATTTGCTCCATTAACTCTGCAATAAAGTTTTTGCCAAGCCTCAGGATCGATTACTCGATAAAGATTTAAAGATGATTTTGATTCGCTCATAAAAGGGCTTGCAACTCGCATAGCATAAGGCGACATACCAGCTAAATAAAATTTATCGTAAAGCTCATTATAATCCCAGTTAAATTTTACATTTGCCGTCCAAATATCGTCAACCGACCAATCATAAATTGGATAGCAGTTAAAGACATTATCAATTTTGTGTTTCGTCCAAAATTTATTATCAACCATTTTCTTTTTTCTATTCATAATAGCTCGAAAACGGTTTAAACTTTCATCGGTTCTAATACCAATTAAGCAAGCGGTTTTTTTACCTTCGCCATACCATTTACCAAAATTATCCCAGAAATCATCGTAATTCATATTCTCTTTAAAAAATGAAAAATTATGATTTTGAAAATTTACAATATATGGTTTTTTTGATAAAGGACGAATCCATTTATCTTTATCTTTTTCTCCCCAACATTGCCATTCAGTATTATAAGCACTAACGGTGCAAGGCAAAGTAATTGGAAGGCAACACCAATAAGGCTCAATTAAATCAAGATTATTTTCAATCATTCTTTCCATAAAGTCGGTAGAATCTTTATAATTTGCCTCATTATCCATTATCATTACTCCTAATTTCTTATCAATTTTATTAGCTCGCATATAATCAAGAGTAAGATTAAGCATCACTCCGCTATCTTTACCGCCACTAAACGATAAATAAACTCGATCGAAGTTATCAAAAATAAATCTTAATCTATCTTGTGAAGCTTCATAAACATTATTATCAAGATACTTTTTCATATATTAAATCATTGATTGCTGTTTGATTAAATACTGGCTCAATAGTTTTAGGTATATGTATATAATTTTCATATTTTATCTTTTTGCTTTGTGCCAGTTTATCATCAATTATAATAGAATTACCTTTGCCAAATCTAATAGCTACCTTTGGCAACCAAGCCATTACTTCATCCTTGAATAAGATGAAGTAGGCTTTTTCGGTCTCCCTCATTATTTGCTTAAATTTCGCTTTCACTTTCATTTTTCGGTGCAAATATTTCTTGAATTTGTTTGGCTGTGTATTCTACTTCCTCGATTTTAGTGAATGAAGTTGTTTTGCCTTCGCCATTTCTAAAGCATTTAAATTTAAACTCTTCTGTAAAACTAATTGTCATTAAATAGCCATTCTTACCACTAGTTCTAACACATTTTGCGGGGTGCCAAAACATTAATTTAGATTTTGGAAGTTTAATTAAAACTGCTTTTTCGGTTTTTGTTTCAATTAAGTTTGAATTTGCTGTTACTTGGATCCAGTTTGTCATATTTGCCTTTAATTTTAGTTAGTTAATTATCAAAATTTTTTTTGATATACATAGTTTAACTATTTAAAAAATAAATGTCAAGAATTATTTTTAAATTATTTTCAAGCTACAA